TACAAAACTGCTTACTACCTAAGGAATGTTAGACCATTCAAAGAGGAGAATAAAGCCAAAGGAGAATACCAAGTGTCGCGAAGACCCACACTGAAACCGAATGATGTTACGAATATATCCGCAATCGGCAAACGCGGGGCTTCGTCCAACGATTACGGAGTCTCAGGGTTCAAACCTCTACCGACAAATCGATCGACGGTGAAACAACCCAACGCGTTTGGTGGTGTGCAAGGTGTGGCGCGCGCCGCAGTAGCTCCTCTCCTTGACGTGCTCCGTCCCTCAAGAAAAGAGAACGTTATCGGAAACATTCGTTCGAATGGAAACGCCGGCACTGCCGTTTCGAACGCACGCATACATGATCCCAGCGAACGCACAAAGACCACCATTAGAGAGATGACTGAAGGTGCCATCAACTGCAATTACTTGAACGTTCAAGGCCAAGATACCGAAGGATATTCGGTTTCTGCCCATCAACCAACTGCAGTTCAGCGCGATACCACGAACGTTCAATATACGGGAAACGCAGGTCCGAGTGCCCAAAAAGCGAATCAAACTTACGATGCGGCGTATCGTCAGCGCAACAACAATAATAAAACGCAGGTCAATCGCCCAAATCAGGGCGGCACGCAAATGTTCAACCAACAAGAAAACATTCGCATTAACCGTCTAGACGCAGATCGAAACAACAACCGCATGTATGCTCCAAGTACTGGACCTTCCATCATTCCTTCGAGGGATAACTATGGGGAAATTAATGTGCCCCAATGCTACGATAGCGGCATAAACAGCGACCGAATAAATCCGGACATTCTCTCCGCTTTTAAACAAAACCCTTACACTCAGAGTCTTCAAAGCGTTGCATAATAAAGGGTTCCCGTATCAAACAACAAGTTAAAAAAGTATATATTTCATTTCAAAAAATATTAAATATATATGGCATATAGTTTTGAAACATGACACTCGTTATCCATGAAACGATAACACAAAAGTTAGAACATTTATTGCAATCAAACAAAATTCCAAATATCATATTTCATGGCCCGCATGGTGGTGGCAAACGAACCATCGTAAACAACTTCATAAACAAAATATACAACCACGATAAAGAAATGCTCAAGGCGTATGTCATGGATGTCAATTGCGCACACGGAAAAGGCATCAAGTTTGTACGCGAAGAGTTAAAATTCTTCGCCAAGACACACATGAATCTCAAAGGACAAGGATACTTCAAAACGATCATATTGTCTAACGCCGACAAATTAACCATCGATGCGCAGTCCGCCTTGCGCCGTTGCATTGAGTTATTCAGCCACACAACGAGGTTTTTCATTATTGTTGAGAATCGATACAAGTTGCTGAAACCAATTCTCTCGCGGTTCTGTGAAATCTATGTGTCTCTGCCCTTGGTGAAAGGGTCATCTATAAACATGCATGAACATGCCATCCGTAATTGTTTTCAATGCACGAAGAGGGAGTCTTCCAGAAAAACTTGGCTCATAAAGTTCATGAAGGGGTTCGAGCCCAATAACTACACCGACTTGTGTGAAACGGCAACATTTTTATATGAAAAGGGATATAGCGGACTCGATATTATTGATTTCCTCGAGACGTCGAATATGGAAAATCAACAAAAATACCACTTTTTGCTCACGTTTCATAAAGTTAAGCGCGAATTTCGAAATGAAAAATTGCTCATTTTATTCATGCTCAATTTCATCTTTTTTCGTTCTGATACCGATTTAGAAAATATTTCATTTATGTAAATGGATGATTACTCGATGTCTAGTTTGAGTGAATCGAAAAACGAATGGTGTGCCAGATTAGTAGACACGCTCACTCCGGCAATTATTGAAGGTCTCAAATCGATTTTCAAGGAGGCTTTAGAGCTTTGCGAGGAAAATGGTGAGAATGGTAAATATCTAATGACGTTTCAGACATTTCTCTCTCGAATCCCAAAATGGAACGATACTATCATTAGTGAAGAACGGACTCGAATTGAAAGAATAACACAGTGTGGTTATTTAGAAGATCTGATAACGTGCGTTCATGTTATTCAACTCAAGGCACTTACTTGTGTTCGAGTGGGACAAAAACAAAAGAAAATCGATATTGATATTCCTTCGGTGAACGCATTCATTCATAAAGTCTACATTAATGTTGCGCGAAAGTTATACACAAATGTTTACCTTTTTGAAGCAGATTTAGCACCGTTGCAACTTCAAAAAAATAATCGTGCGCTTGAAGTATTTACCCAAGAAAGCATTCTGAATACGATTCGTGAGACCATGCCTGTCGAGACGATCCTCAGGGCATACATGGATGAGACCGAAGAGGAGGAAGTGAACATAAAAGAGGAAATCATTGAAGAACCGGTCGAAGAACCACCAGAGCCACCAGAGCCACAAGAAGCACCACAAGAAGCATCACAAGATGCACCACAAAATGCATCACAAGAAGCGCCGGCTGAAACCGATTTTACACCTAACCAGATACCTAATCAGGACGTATCGGTTGATACGGTCCCGGCAGTTTCCACGAGTGTTATCGCACAGCCTGAAAATATTAGTTTTTCAAATACTGACCAAGCCCAAGATGCTTTAGGCAACGAAACGCTCGTATCGGCTCCAAAAACCATCGAACGGTTGGAACAACTCGCAATAGAATCGGCAATGAAACGGCGCGACGACGAAGATGACGATGAAGATGACGATGAAGAAGATCGATTAACAATTGGCGATAACATTCGACTGGATGTCGCCGACATCAACGATTTAAACAAATCACCACCTCTGCCTCCACCTGTTTTAGATGATATTGAAATTTTATCGTAATAATGCGTTGAATAATCGCATTCATTTTAACACCTTAGATTAATGACCAATTATTTTTCAACCGCAGCAGTCATTGCGATTGTCTTCGCCATTGTCAAGTTTATTGAAATGCGTTTTGTAGTGAAGGAGGCCAAACCAGTGAAAGAAGTTACACGTGATGTGCTGGTAGTGTATTTGAGCGCAGTTTTAGGAATATTTGTTCTCGAGCAGGTTGATATCACTGATAATGCGAAAACCAACACGTCCGTATTTGTAGGAACACCGGAGTTCTAAAATTAAGAATTTCTCTTCACAACCCGAAGACAAATTCCAATCGAACCTTTTTGTTAAAAATTATATGTAAATAAATTATTTCTACTAATTAGTCTTCTATTGAAAGCTTTCCAACTTATCTACATTGAATATTTTTTGTTTCTGATTTTGAATCTTTTTTTTTGGTACTTGGTATTTTTTGAAGTATTCGTCTTTAATCACCTCAGAAGGAATGTGGTTGTGAACACTTCGTGCAATCATTTTGTATAGTTTAAACTCCGGATATCGCTCATCACCATTATTTTTATACAGAATATTACGACCCTTATCATCATTACACCAATTTGTCATGATCTTAATGATAGGGGTTTTTTTATCCTTCGATTCGTCAAGCATGTCGTATAACGCGCAACCAAGTCTGCATAAATCAAAACTGAAATTTGGTTCAATACGTGGTTTGTTCTCATTTAAATACGGTTCAAAATTATACTGTGTCGCGGCGTCTCCTTTTGGGTGGTAAGAATCGCTACATAGAACAGTTCCGCGAAACTTATAAATTGCCCTACCAAAGTCGATTATTTTGTAGATTTTACCAAAAGTGGGGACTTTATAGTGATTTCCATCATATTTGTAATAGAGATACTGTTTGTCTGTCCGCACATACATGATATTATTCGTATGCAGGTCGTTATGTGTTAATCCGAATACCTTTTGGTAGACAATAAGAATCATTAATATTTGTGTGACAACCGACCCGTACTCCTCGTCGGATGGATCCTCTGTTGAAATGAAAGAATCAAGAGTTTTTTCACACTTTTCTAATGCAACTAACTGAACTGGAAAGGAAGGAATTTTGACAAAGGCCTCGTCTTCCGATGCCGTGGTGAATGAGTCTCCATCATCCTCATCCTCATCATCATCCTCATCATCCTCATCATCCTCATCCTCATCATCATCTTTTCTTTTCCCTTTCTCTCCTTTATCGCCGTCTATCGTGAGCGAATCTATGTCATTATTGCTACCTACAGTGTTCGATGAACGCGATGAGCAGTTCGATGTATCCGAACAAGCATCCGAATTTTCTTCGTCCTCATTTCTATGAACAAGTGGTGAATCATAAAGAAGTGTGGCAGATATGTCACTCGTCACACTCGGTTTGCCGCCAGTTTTCGTTTCGAATGTTTCAAAGATTTCGTTCAAACGAGACAAATCGCCGATGTCAGACAACTCCAATATGTTGTTATCCTCAATTGTTTCATCTGACATTTTAAGAGGCTCTTTAAAGTTACGTGTTCCGAAGTTCATGAAGTCTGATTGAAACGTTGTGTCGACTGTATACAAGACACCTCGATTTTCATGAAACGGTTTACACTCATGCAAATAATCCAGATCATCGGCAATATTAAACATATAATCATTTTTAACTCCTAAATAAGAACCGTAAAAGTCGAGTCCGTGTATAAAACCCTGCTGGTGAAACATTTTACTTGTTAAATAACTGAAAAAACTGTCAACATAGGCGGCGTTATTTGAATCACGAACCTTCGTCGTACCTCGCGATTGGTCCGTAAACGTTGGAAGATTTAGCAAGTTTGTATCAGAAATGTCATATTTACCGGTCATATACTTTATTGGGTCGATTAATGGTATCATTTTAAAGAATATTTGTTTTTCATTCACTTTTCCCTCTTTGCTTTCAACTAGACCATCATATTTATTTTCACTCTGCCTTTTCAGTATCTTTATAAGTTTTAGTTCTTGGTTCAAATTGATGTTGTTGAAGTTTGTTTCGTTTAGAGAGAAAAACCTTTCATAGATTGGAATATAATTTTGTGTTTGGGAAATATTTAAAAGGTCGGTGTCTTCTAAACTTTTAAAAAGTGTTGCATTATCATTTTTTTGATACGAAAAGTCCATAGTTGATAAATACAAAATTTCTGGCATAATTTAACTTATTTTGTTTTATTCCTTCGTTGCGGATAAAGTATTCATTTATAATATTTTGCCTCTATAGATGACGCTAGAATTGAAAAAGTTTGATATGTCCCATATCAGCTTCAAACCAGACGAAAACAAGGGTCCAGTTGTGGTCCTAATTGGCCGTCGCGATACGGGTAAGAGTTACCTCGTTAGAGATTTGCTTTATTACCATCAGGATATTCCCATAGGTACTGTTATCTCGGGAACAGAAGCCGGTAATGGATTTTATGGCAGTCATGTTCCAAAGCTCTTCATTCATGACGAGTATAACACCGCCATCATCGAGAATATACTGAAACGCCAAAAAACCGTTTTGAAGCAAGTGAAAAAGGAAATCGAAAATTACAAAAGGACCTCCATTGATCCACGTGCGTTCTGCATTTTGGATGATTGTTTGTTCGATAACTCATGGACAAAGGATAAGATGATGCGGCTGCTCTTCATGAATGGCCGTCATTGGAAAATAATGCTCATCATTACAATGCAGTATCCACTCGGAATTCCTCCCAATTTGCGCACAAATATAGACTACGTGTTCATTTTGCGCGAGCCTTATATCTCGAACAGAAAACGAATATGGGAGAACTATGCGGGCATGTTTCCCACCTTCGAAAGTTTCTCTCAGGTGATGGATCAGTGCACCGAAAATTTCGAATGCTTGGTTGTGAACAACAACGCCAAATCTAACAATTTACAAGACCAAATATTTTGGTATAAAGCACAACCACATGGCGACTTCAAGCTTGGGTCTAAAGAGTTTTGGGAAATATCCAAAGACCTAAATTCTGATGATGAGGAAGATTCATATGACCCTAACTCAGGAAGAAAACGAGGTCCTAAAATTAGTGTCAGAAAGAGCAAATGGTAGCAATTGACCTGTCCTGACCTAACCTGACCTAACCTAACTGCTTAAATTTTGGCAGCGACGCATTTATTCTCTCTGATGAACGAATCCTTGTCAATGATGAAGACAAAATCACATTTATGAGTTTCTGGCATTCTATGCATGACACAGAAGACTTTATTGCAACGGCATTTGCCCATCATGGCCTCAACTTGCGAAACTTTTCTTTTGCATTCGGGTTCGGAACAAATTTGTTTCGGCATGTTTCTTACATATAGTTCGAGTGAAATATATTTAAGTTCAATTTTTTCCCATCATTCCTCTTTCTATTCGTCGCTCGATTTGTCATCTTTTGGCGGTGCAACGTCACCCTCGCCATCATGAGCATCAGCATCATCAGCTGCAGCAGTTTTGGGGGCGGCACCGTCTGATTCGTTTGATTCGTTCGATTCGTTCGATTCTGAATCGGCTTCCTCCGAAATATCCATCAACACCTTAGTTTTCGGTGGTGGATTCTCAGGTTTAGACAGGTCACTGAGACCATGGTCAGAGTTTTTGTAATCAATCACCACGTTGTCGTCTTCAAACAACTCTTTACGAACATCTGCGACAGTGACCTCATCACCCAGTTTCGAGTCCAAGCTGCTTTCGTTGTTAACACTGACGAGTTGTCCATCCTTGTTGATCGTCTGTGTCAATACGTTTCCACTCTCCAGCGCCTTCTTCTTATTTTCTTCCATTGCCTTCTCCTTTGTCTCGCGCATCCGCTTGTCAAATTCGACTTTCGCGTTCTGCTCGTTCACTTGCTTCTCCTTCATTAACTGATTGAGTTCGTCTTCAAGATACTCAACGCGGCCAGTCTTGTAGGCTTCAGGATGAAACGGCATCCACATACCAACGGGACCAACAAACACGTCATGATTCGGATCAATCTCGCGTAACATCTTACACCGAAGCTCGGCCTCTTCCTGGCTTGGGTAAGAGCCGCGGATTTTTACACCACGCACACTGGTCTTAAATGCGTGTTCCTGATTAAACGTCTCATCTAACTTGCTCTCATTTGAATCCATAAAGTTCTTGAACTCATCTTCCAGATTGGTAGCAAAAAGGTTTTCGCGCTCCTCCTTGCAAAACTCCTCCAGGTCCTTCGTGAGATCGTCAAAATTTAGGCTGTATTTGAACGAAAGAAAACTTAGGAATTGTGTGTATTTAGCCAAAGATTTAGACATATCCCACTGCTTTAGAAACTCATTGAAATTGTAAAGTTGTCGATCCTTTAAAATTTTCTCTGGCGACAAGAATGACACGCACACAAATTTTTGACCCGCGACCGCCTTGTCTTCGTCAAGAACATCGACATATTTCTGATTTTCGGAACCGTCAATATTAAGCCTACACTCGACCCCATCAGGACGTCCGCTTGTGTTCGACAAATCGCTCATATACAAATATATCGGCTGTTAAACTTTAAGTGTTTTAAACGAGATATATTTTTTTCTGTTTATTTAGTATAATAATGAATATCGTTGATATTGTGAATGACTTCGATCTTGGTGAACTGCTTAAGCGCGCAATCAAATATCTCGTTGAGGGCATCATGGTTGCGCTCGCCGCCTTTGCTATCCCGAAGCGCTCTCTCAACCTCGACGAGGTTGCGCTTATTGCGCTGACCGCTGCCGCAACATTCAGCATCCTCGATACCTTCGTTCCGGCCATGGCCGTGAGCGCCCGCTCCGGCGCCGGCTTCGGTATTGGTGCCAACCTCGTCGGTTTTCCGCGCCCGCTTTAAACATTTACAGGTGATAGTTTGACGAATACAACCTAACATTCAATTAAACAACAAAATACTATAAATAACATTACAAAGATGTTATTTATGGAATAAATACTGATAGCGAAATTATATTGTAGGAATAAACTCCCAATCCAACTCCTCGCATATGTTTCGCCAAATTTCGTCCTGCTCGATACGCTTCTCGCGGTCTTTTAACATTGGAAAGAATGGCAAAAATTCGCGCTGGTCGAGCAACTCGCACAATTTGTAAACTGTGTAATAGTAATTTAAGAAATTAACACGATCTTCAGGACAGTACTTCGCATACGGACCCTGGATTTCCATAAACAGATTGCAGAGCGTGTCTTCGAGTTCAGGACTCATGATAGGCGGTTTAATACCCAACTTATCTTTGATGAACGGAATATGTTCGTAATATTTATTGTAACCCAACCGCTTCAATATCTCCTTGGCCCGTTTATTCGTTATTTGGTCGAGTCCGATTCGCTCCTTCTTTATCTGGAGTTTGATATTTTCTATTACTTCGTCCGGTATCTGCGTGGTTTCCTTCGCCTGAAACTGCGCCAAGACCTCTCGAAAATGGTTGATACGCTTATAAGCATAAAAGCATACCTCTTTGGGTGGTTCTTTGTACGACGGCTTTTCATTTTCGACAAGGTATTGCACCGTAGACGAGCAGTTATTGCAAACGAGTTGACCCTCGTGCACGATGGGAATCATCTCTCCGACACGGCAATTTTCGCAAATATCAGTTTGTACGACATAGCTTCCAACATCCATGAATGAATCGTCCACGTTGGTCAGAAACTTTTGGACGTTGTTCCGTTCTTTAGCAACTTGTTCGACATTTAACTTGTCCGTCTTGAAAAACTCATTCAAAACCGTCGTTTTATTGGTGCCTTCGGTCACTTTCATTTTGTTTTCGAAATAATCAAAAACCAGTTCGGAATTATTTAGCAAGTAGTTCTTTTCACGCTCCTTTAAACTGTGCAGTTTCTTTGCTATTTCTTCCAATCGGTCTTTCACCTCTAATTTTGCGTCGATGGACAAGGTCTCATTGGAGAGTTTTAGTCGCAACTTGGTCCGCTCCTTGCGCAGGGTCGGAATGTCGCACTCTTTGGCTTGTCGTAACTCATCGATGATTTCCTGATGTTTCGCATCGAGGGTCGTTATGGAATTACTCGCAACTACTATTTTGCGAGTATTCTTCTGTTTAAACTTTGGCATAATATATTTCCATTTATATTTTGTGTTTAATTAAATATATTTCGTGTTATTGTTTTCTTCATTTTATTGTAATGGATACGATAGACATTAACGCCCCCGAAAATCTAAAAATCGATTATATCAAATTACAAAAAATGGCGTTTGTCTACAACGCTGTGCAGTCTGGGTGGAAAGTCTCGATGAAAGACGACACCTATGTGTTCACCAAAAAGCACGAGGGGAAAAAGGAAATCTATCTCGACACGTTTGTGAAGTCGTTCGTGGAGAAAAAC